GGCAGATTTTAGATAAAACGAGAGCAACATAGGGCAGAGATGTCGGGAAAAGGGAAGAGAAAAGGGACAGATAACTGGATATATGCCTATTACCAAGGCATTAAGAATGGAACTTACACCGTCGGCAAGTGGATAGACCTTGTCTATGAGCATATCGTGAACGGGATCGCTGAAAAGCGGTTTTTGTTTGACGCAAAGAAGGCAAACGATGTGATCGACTGGATAGAAACGCACTGTTTCCATACAGAAGGCCCGCTTGCACCGAATCCTATCAAGCTGGAGGTGTGGCAGAAGGCCATGCTCTCCTGCATGTACGGAATAGTGGATGAAGAGGGCCATCGATACTTCCGTGAAGTCCTGCTCGTAGTCGGCAGAAAGAACGGAAAGACAAAGCTGGCATCCTCCATCGGTGAGTACGAGTTCCGCAACCAGGAATATGGCTCGAGGGTGTTCTGTATCGCCCCGAAGCTTGACCAGGCTGACCTGGTCTATAACGACATCTGGCAGATGGTGACCTTAGATCCCGAGTACAAGGCTTTGAAGGAAGTCCTCGGGGAAAAGGACATGCATAACAAGAAGATCCACGATGACGGCGAACTCCCGAGGCATCGCATGAGCGATCTTGCCGTTCCCGGGACGAACTCCATCGTGAAGAAGATCGCCTTTTCTGCAAAGAAGAGCGACGGCTTCAATCCATCTCTCTGCATCTGCGACGAGATCGCAAGCTGGGAAGGCGATGCCGGACTGAAGCAATACGAAGTCATGAAGAGCGGAATGGGGGCACGGCCAGAAGGTATTCTTTTAAGCTGCACGACTTCGGGCTACATCAACGACTCCATCTATGATGAGATGTTCAAGAGAGCGACCCGATTTCTCCTGGGAGACAGCAAAGAGACCCGACTGCTCCCGTTCCTCTACATCATCGACGAAGTGGGCAAATGGAACGACATCAATGAACTCAGGAAGTCCAATCCCAACCTCGGGATCTCGGTGAGCGTCAAGTACATGCTGGAAGAGATAGCCATAGCAGAAGGATCTCTTTCGAAGAAGTCAGAGTTCATTACCAAGTACTGCTGTCTGAAGTCCAACTCCAGCCTCGCATGGCTGGATGCTCAGGCGATAGAGGCATGCTCGGGCGAGGCGTATCGTCTAGACGATTTCCGGGGATGCTATTGTGTTGCCGGACTGGACTTATCCAGAACAACCGACCTCACTTCAGCTCTGATCGTGATCGAGCGAGACGGAGAGTTCTATGTGTTTGCACGATTCTGGCTACCATCAGAACGAATTGAGGAGCTGACTGCGACGGACGGTGTTCCGTACAACTTGTATGTAGAACGAGGGCTTCTCTACCCGTCAGGGACGAATATAATCGACTACAACGACGTTTTCAACTGGTTTAGGGAAATAGTCGAGAAGTGGGAGATATACCCCTTAAAAGTGGGATATGACCGTTATTCGGCGACCTACCTCGTCCAGCAGATGGAATCTTACGGATTCCACATGGACGATGTATATCAGGGATTCAATTTAGATCCTGCCATCCAGGAAGTGGAGGCACATATCAAAGACAAAAGACTGCACATCGGGGACAATGACCTTCTGAAGATTCACTTCTTCAATTCAGCTCTGAAGATCTCCACGGAGAAGGGAAGGGCGAAGTTGGTCAAGATCAACCCGACAGCACATATTGACGGCATGGCATCCTTACTGGATGCCTTTATTGTTAGACAAAAATGGTGGAATGATATCGGCGAGCGGTTAAAGAATCGCCGAGAAGGAGATGAATGATGTCATTGTTTGACAGAATATTCCGCCCTGACCGGGCGAGAAAATCAGAGGATGCACTCAGGGAGGCGAAAGGCTTTTTTCAGACCTTAAGTGCATACACGCCCGTGTTCACTAACTGGGGCGGAATGATATACGAGAGCGAGATCGTGAGAGCGGCGATCGATGCCAGGGCCCGACACATATCCAAACTGAAGGTGGAGACGGTAGGCACAGCCAACCCGTCCCTTCAGAGCAAGTTGGCCCTTGGGCCCAATCAGTTCCAGACATGGTCGCAGTTTTTGTATCGCACCTCGACCATCCTGGATGTGAACAACACCGCCTTCATCGTTCCCGTGTTTGATGAGCGGATGAACATCACGGGGGTGTACCCCATACTCCCACAGATGACGTCGCTGGTCGAGTATGACGGCGAAATCTGGCTCAAATATCAATTCTCGAACGGGCAGACCGCAGCCGTGGAAGCGAGGAAGTGTGCGATCCTAACCAAGCACCAATACCGCAAGGACTTCTTCGGTGATTCGAACGCACCGCTGAAAGAAACGATGCAGCTCATCCACATACAGAATCAGGGCATCGAGGAAGGCGTGAAGAACGCAGCCACGTTCCGTTTCATGGCTACCTTGAACAACTTCAGCTCCGACGCCGACCTTGCTAAGGAACGGAAAAGATTCACGGAATCAAACCTCTCCACCGATTCAAAGAGCGGAGGCTTCCTTCTGTTCCCGAATACTTACAAGGATATCAAGCAGATAGATGTCCGTCCGTATTCCATCGATGCGGAACAGATGAAGCAGATCAGGGAGAACGTGTTCAACTACTTCGGCGTGTCCGAGGACGTACTTCAGAACAAGGCACACGCCGAGGATCTCGAAGCGTTCTTCGATGGGGCGATAGAGCCTTTTGCGATCTCATTCTCTGAAGGGATGACCAAGATGCTCTTCTCTGAAAGAGAGAGGGCGCAGGGGTCGTACCTGATAGCGAACGCCAACCGACTCCAGTACATGAGCACCACGCAGAAGGTACAGATGGCGAAGGAGCTGGGCGACAGAGGCGCGATCCTGATAGACGAGATCCGTGAACTGTTTAATTACGCACCGCTTCCAAACGGAGCGGGACAGGTAGCCCCGATCAGAGGCGAATACAAAGCAACCGATGAACTGACCAATAATGAGGAGGACAAAGATGGCAGTGAAGAATGATAGAGAGTACAGGAACATGACGATCGAGACCCGTCAGCCTGAAGAGGGTGAAGAGGGCAAGATCGTAGTTGGATATGCGAGTACGTTCGACAAGCCGTATATGCTTTTCAGCGGAGAAGGCTGGGAGTACTGGGAGACAGTAGACCGCACGGCGTTCGATGAGACCGACATGAGCGACGTGATCATGCAGTACGACCATGCGGGCAGAGTATTCGCAAGAACAAGAAACAACACCCTTGAAGTCGAGCCGGATGACAAGGGTCTGTTTATAAAGGCAGACCTCGGGGGCACGGAAATAGGCCGAGCCTTATACGAGGAGATCGCCGGAGGCTACACAGACAGAATGAGCTTCGGCTTCACAGTGAAGTCTGACTCCGAGGACAGAGAAAAGGACGAGGAGACGGGCATCACAAGATATACGAGGCACATCAAATCTGTGGGCAAGCTTTACGATGTTTCAGCCGTATCCCTTCCGGCCAATGACGGCACTTCTATCACGGCGGATGCTGTGACAAGAAGCATTGACAATCTGAATGACGGAGTGATCAAGAGGATTCAGGCGGAGAGACTTGAGGAAGAGAAGAGGGCATTGGAACAGAGAAGAGCCGAAATCAAAAGAAGGGCATTAGGAGGAAAAAACTAATGACAAGAGAAGAAATCGCAAACCTCGGCTATGAGGAGCTCGAGACCAGGAAGGCAGAGATCGCCGTTGAGACAGACGGAGCAGATGCCGAAAAGCTCGAGACTTTATCCGCCGAGCTCGACATGATCGAGGAGAGGAAACTCGCCCTCGATAAGGAAGTCGAGACAAGAAAGAAAGCCGCCGAGGCTGTTGCAGCCGGAGCAGGCAAGACCATCGAATCAAGAAAGGATAACACAATGACATTCGAAGAGTTCAGAAATTCAAAGGCGTATGTTGACGCATTCGCAAACTACATCAAGACCGGCAAGGATGAAGAGTGCAGATCTCTCATCAAGGAGTACAGAATGCCCGAGGCTGGCGAACCCGCCACATTCAAGACCGAAAACACAACCGGCCAGGTCCCCGTCCCGACATTCGTCGAGAGCATGATCAGGACCGCATGGGACAGAGATGAGATCTTCAGCAGAGTAACCAAGACCTTCGTCAAGGGCAACCTCAAGGTCGCCGTTGAGACCGCAGCAACGGGTGCCTCCATCCATACAGAAGGAACAGCCGCTCCCGATATGGAGGAAGTGACTCTTGCCATCGTCAACCTGGTCCCGAGGACCATCAAGAAGTGGGTGGCTTTCAGTACGGAAGTTTTGGCTATGGGCTCAGAGGACTTCCTCAGATATGTGTACGAGGAAATCACATATCGCATTATCAAGAAGGCGGCAGAAATTGCTCTTGCCGCAATTATCACCGATACTAACAGCCTTAACGGAACAGGGGTAAGCGGAGAAGTAACACCCGCCACTATCATCCAGGCAATCGCAAACCTTAACCCCGAAGCGAGAGACCTTGTTCTTATCGCATCCGCACAGACCATCGCAAACATCAGAATCGCAGCACTCAATGCCCACTATGCATATGACCCGTTCCAGGGACTGACACCCATCGCAGCCCCGGCGACAGTCATCGGTGACCAGGCTATCGTTGGAGACCTCTCCGGCGTCCAGGCTAACCTTCCCGAGGGCGAATCCGTCAGATTCGTCCTTGACGAATATTCACTCGCCGAGAAAGACCTCATCAAACTCGTCGGCAGACTCTATGCCGCCATCGATGTGGTCGGTCTGAAGATGTTCGCTGTCATCGACGGCCAGGGGGAATAACCGCCTCGGAGACATCAGCCGATACCTCTTCAATGACTAAAGCGGAACTCCTCGCCTATGCGGAGGAGAACCACATCGAAGGGGTGACTTCGAGGATGACCAAATCGGCGATAATCGAAACCATAGAGGCGGCCAACTAACGGCCGCCTTTAATCTGTGAGGTATTACAAATGCTTGAAAAAGTGAAACTTGCACTCCGCATCTCAACGGATGCCTTCGACACGGAGCTGAATGACCTGATAGCAGCGGCACAGCTGGACATGGGTATTGCCGGGGTAGTTATCCCGTCAGAAGCCGATGCCTTAGTGACCAAAGCCGTGATCACATACTGCAAGATGTCATTCGGCCTTCCCGAAGAATACGACAGACTGAAAAAATCATACGACGAGCAGAAGGCCC